CTGACGAATACAATCATCCGCCCAGACCAATCGAGGGATTGGGTGATATACTCTTAAATAAAGAATTAAGTGACATTTTCAGTGCGGCGATTAAGAGGCACTTCCATTTAGACCAGTTACAGACGTTCTTAGAGAGATTAAGACAGGGCCGTGCGCCGCTGACTGAGTTAGAGACTATGAAGTTAGACGGTGAGAGCGCCTCGTTTTTAAGTCCGTTCATTGAAAGTCACTCTCGGTATTTAAGTGCCTGCGATGAGGTAATGATGGGCATTGAGGTCAGGGCGGCCAGAGAGGGCGGGCCGTTCGCGCCGGATGTAATGGCCGAGATTACCGATATAGTCGTTCAGAACTCCAAGAAGCCCGTAAATACTATTTCGATAAGACCTGAATTTATCGGGCCTTTACATAGAAGTCAGAAGCTTTACCAGAAAATCGACCCGATAAGAACGGGCGTGGCGATAGCCTCTGAGATAGGTCAGGTACTTGGCGACCCTGAGCTTCCGAAGATTATGATTAGAGGTTACGAGACTATTGATGACGCTTTACAGGCAGTGAACTTCCCGCAGAAGAACGTCAGGACTAAAGACGAATACGAAAAGACTTTAGACGAGATTACTCAGGCAAGACTCCAGCAGCAGCAGATGGAAATGGCCTTGCAGGCCGCTAAAGTCGTTCCGCCGAGTAAAAAGATTGAAGAAGGCTCTCCGATAGCTGAAATGGCAGGTGCGGTATAATGAGTGACACTAAATACCGAGCCGAATTAGTTCAGGCATACAGGGGCGCAGGGGTTGCTTTCCTTGCGAGGAAGCTGTTAAAAGTCTTTAAGAAGATTGAAACCGAAGAAGATAGAGTCGTACATAACTATATGATGGAAGATATTGACATTTTACTGGAAAAAAGAGGTTCTGAATTTTTAAGAGTTGTGGCAAGGGACATTTTAGAGCTTGCCGAAATTAATAAGGAGATAGCCGATGCCGAGACCGAAGAAAAACCAAAACGCTGAAAATATAAACGAAACAAAGCAGGTAGTTGAGCCGACAGACATTCCTAAACCTGCGGCAGAGCCAGTCGAAAAACCTAAGAAGTTATTAATAATGGAATTGGAAGTGCCGTTATATATCACGGGTTTTAAGAACCGCGCAGACTTCGAGGACAATAGGCTGGAGACTTTTATATTCCACAATAGAATGAAGAACCGGCTCGAAAGAGCATTAATTGACAGGTGTTACATCCCTAACCAGAACGGAAAGCTGGTTACTAAATTTACTTTGTTTGAGAAAGGATAAGAAGATGGTAGAATGGATTAATGAATTTCAGCACGAAAGCCTTACTGACCCGCAGGTAAAAGAATCTTTTACTAAGGCGATGAGTAAGTACGAAACCAAAGAAGCGGCCATTGTCGGGGGCTTTAATGCTATACAGGCAGTTGGCAAGCCGTTTAAGTTACCTGAATCACTGGATAAACTTCCAGACGATAAGACCAGACAGGAATTTCAGTTGGGAGTTAGTAAACTTTTAGGTGCGGTCGAGAAACCGGAAGATTTGAAAGATATTGACTGGCTAAAAGGTTCGACCCTTGAGAACGATACCCCACAGGAAGACTTGGTAAAAAAGATTTCCGAGATTGCCGTTGCCAAGAAATGGCCGAAATCGACTGTTCAGGATTTAGTTGAGTTCTGGAATGGATTGCAGGCTTCTGAAAGAAACAAGATTGCCGAATCCCAAAAACAGCAGGATGCCGAGCTTCAGGAAAAAGCAAAAGTAATTAAAGAGTCGTTTGTGAAGATAAGCGGCAGTGAAGATAATCTAAAGGTCGATAAAGACCTTCTTCAGAGTATGTTCAGAAACCACGCCGGACTAAGCGGCGATGAATATGACGCTGTCGGTGACGAGCTTGCCGGATTGCTTCTTGGCGATGTGACTAAAGCCCCGAATATGGCTAAGGGATTGATTATGCTGGCAAGGCAATTTAAAAGCGGTGATACTAATAATGGTTCTGGCGGTACGTCTAAACCGACAGCTAAATCAGCTTACGAGCAAAGAAAAGAAAGATGGCCTAATTCTCCGCAGATGTGGGGAAGGCCGGAGTAATATACTATGGTAGCTTTAAAAGACGGAAAAATGCTGACGCAGGCCGGACTTAATAGAGTGCTATGGAAATTACTCCACGCTGTCGGCGGCAAATTCAGTATTTCAACAAGAAACCTTAATAATTTCGAACAGGACAAAGCGATTAAGATTGATTACGATATTGGCTCAGACACTTTTACTCTCAGTCTTACAAGGGTTAAACCCGAAGAAGAATCGAGAATAATTGTTCCGAGAACAGGATAACCCCTCGAAAGAGATACGGTTTTGATTTAAAAATCAAGACACCTTAACTCTGATGAGTTGAGCCTTGTGCAAACCCGAAAGCAGGGTAGTTAGGTGCTTACTTTAAGCGCAAGGACGAGCCTCGAAAGAGACACCTCTCCGAAATAGTTTAGTTTAACGTAAAATTCTATTTTAGGAGATTTATTATGTCAGAGTTAGGTTTAGATACCAGAGATAATCTGATTAACGCATTAAAACTGGTTAAGAATGACAGATACACCAGTTTTGCGAAGGTCCTGAACGAAAGACGACCGTTTTTCCAAGACCTTTTGATTCAGTCTGCTAACGGTATTTTGAGTGATGAGGATTCAAGGGTTACGTCCATTCCGACACCCCAGATTATTAATGTCGGCGATGGTCACGATGCCTCAGTTGTTCGTTGGGACACCTTCAAGGAAAACATCAGCATATTCAAAGACAGATGGCGTTGTCCGCTTGATGTCGCTGATTTACAACCTGATTTCGCTGCTTACAGAGCAGACCAAGAAGACCAGCACTCCGAAGGTTTTATGCAGGGCGTTACAAATCATTTCTTTTATGGCACAAGCGTAGCGACACCGACAAAGTTTGACGGCCTCGATGTTAGGTACAAAACACCGGACAACGGTGACAGTACTTATGATGCCCTTAATCCAGACCCGACAACTGCTGCTGATTTTGGCGTGTTCGATGCCGCCGGTACTGGCTCACAAACAATGTCAATATGGCTGGTTCAGCACAGCAAAGAAAAGTTTTGTGGTATTTCACCGATTAACGACCCCCAAATGGGTCTTAGGGTGACTGATTCAGGTCTTGTGTATGCTGATGCCGAAAATTCAAAAGAGCGTCAGGAATACAGGACTGAGTTTTCCTATAAAGTCGGTCTGAAGATTAAAGACATTCGTTCCGTTGCAAGAATCAGAAATATTGATTCGAGAATTTCACAGATTGACCCAAGTGTTCTCCAGTTGATTTATCAGGCCCGCAACGAAGTGTTCAAGGGCAATGAGCCGGTGTTTATGTATATTCCCAAACGTATGCTGACATTCTTCCAGATTATGGCTGAATCGAAACAGAACGTGCTTTACGACAAGAACAACATCTACGAAGTTCTGATGTACCGTTTCGGGGATATGATGATTCGTGCCGAAGATGCCCTGAGCATTACGGAAACCGCAGTTACAGCGGTCTAACAAATTAAAAACATTTTTTATGAAAGGTATATATTATGGGAGCACGCGAAAATTTAGGTGTTCTTCAGGAATCAGCGACTACTATTACTGAAGCAAGGGCTTCTACGAATTACATAGATTTGGCGGAGACTAAACCTCAGATTGGCGTTGGTCAGGGTACTCCTTATCTCTGTATTCGCACAGCAGTTGCGCCGACAGGAACAGTAGATACGCTTAGTATCGAAGTTCAGGTAGATGATAATTCTTCATTCACAAGTCCGAGAACTGTATTTTTCCCGTTTGCCGTTGGTTCGTCAGACCCCTATACAGGCGGCGGTGTGGCTGAGGCATTGCAAACCCATCCTCGCCTTGCTACGGCAGGCGCGTGGATTTTCAGGGGTCAACTGCCTTATGAAGTCGAAGAAAGATACTTGAGACTGTATTTTAATAATACAGTTTCAGCCGGTGCGTTTGCGATAGACGCTTGGTTAGAAGAAGGCCCTCAATCTGATTTTGGCAATCAGGTTTTGGTGTCCCCTGTAGGTAATCCGTAAATTTAATATTCGGGGCTGGGCT